TGTAAATGCCATTTGGTTCCATAAATGGCTTAGTCTTATATGGTTTTCACTTTTTTTTTAGCTGAAATATTTAATTGTAAGTGATTTTTTATCCTAGACTCAATTTTTCATCCGCCTATAAGGTTTTTTGTCAGAATTTTTTAGAGATATTATAATAAGCGATTTATGCGATTTTTGTGAACAGCAGTACTACAATTTGGTTGTTCACATGCTACAGATTTACCTCTAATTTGTATTTTATTTAATTGAGATTTATTATTAACAAAATCTTTTGCAGTAGCATTTTTTAAATCAGTTTTAGATTTAATATATTCGTGAAGTTTATCACGAATCAAATCCATATCTAGTTCTGTTAAACTAATTGATTTTGTAGTATGATGATTCATTAAGGCTATAAGTAATTTTCTTTCTTTGTCATAATTATCTAATAACTTTTTCATCATTTCTAGTAATATTTGTTTATTATTAGTTTGAACAGTTGATATTTATTATGATTAGAGAAATTTTGGTATATATTTAACTCTAAATAATATTCTAAATTAAATTATAAATGTATAGCTTCTCTCATGAAAGCCTTGTTTACAATAGATTCATTAGGCGAGGGAACAGTAGAACTGCCTTCGGGTACCTAAAACTGTTATTACTGTTATTGACATTTTCGAATGTTAGTGCTTCATGTAACTCATGTAATGCAACATGTGATTTTGGTAAATTACAATTAAATAATTGCAAGATAAATAAATATAAAATTACATGTGATATTGATATACCAGATGAGCCTCAGCCTTCCCCTGATATGCCACCTGATCCTAATTATAATACATTAAATGGTGAAGTAGAGATATTACAATCTCATGGTGAGAATCATACTGAGAATATTAATTATGTTCTTCATCAAAATGAATCTATTTTTGATCCGATATCTTTAGAATTTCCTGAGAATAATGGTTTAGTTTCTGGTGATAATGTTAAGATATTTTATAAAAATTCTAGAAGAAGATTACAATCGGATGCTATTCAAGTAGATTATTTTATAGAATCAGGACCTTCAAAAGGTGGAAAAGATTTCGTTGTTAATGGAAAACCTGTTAATATTACTAGTATTACCATATTACCAACGATGTGTAATACACCTGCAGTTCTTACTAAGTCTTTATTAAATTCGCGTTATTTTAATAAATATGCAAAACCGAAAGAGATAACTTATCAAATGTATCATCAGATATGTTCATTTAATAAATTGCTATTTTTACCTGAGAATAATATCATAGTAGACAATATAAAGATACCTTGCAAGGGTAAATTTAATTCAGAGACATATGATACTGATAATAAATGTGATAGCGCGGAATTATATGGTTGGATGGCTGATGCTCTTAAACAGGTTGCTGCACGTGGAATTGATCTTAAAAAATACAAGAGAAAAGTATTAATCATGCCTAGACGTAAGTGTGGTTGGGCGGGAATGGGAACATTAGGTTGTGGAAGTTCTTGTGATGTTTGGATAAATGGAATTGATCCCAATGATCTTACCATCTTATTTCATGAAATGTTACATAATGTAGGTTTACAACATTCAAATCGTAATATAAGTTGGGTTAATTCAGAATATGGCGATTGTACTGATCCTATGGGTTGTGGTTGGCCACCTGTTCCTTTAACAACTTTAATGTGTCTTAATGCTCCACAACAATTAAAAGCAGGTTGGTCATACTTAAAGGAAAATATAAATTTTAATAATTTTCCGAGTGGTCAATTCATCAAAAAGACCTTACCATCTATGTCAGTAACCGACACAAATATGATCAGAATTAATATTAGTAAATTACCAGATTTTGTAGCAAATAGATGGTTTAGAACAACACCTGAAGAAAATGCTATATATCTCAGTTATAGATCACAAACTAATAAATCTATTTATGATACAGGATTAGATAAAAATATAAATAGTCGTGTTTATATTCATAGTTATAATTCGACATTAGTCATGCCACCTGTTGTTGAACCGAATGATTCTGCCTTTAAACCATCATTAATAGCTGTTTTAGATTATAATAATTCATATATATGGAAATTAAAATTAAATACGACGCCTAGTTACAAATGGTATTTTCCATATTTGAAAAAAGGAATTCGAATTAACTTTGTGAATAAGAATATTACACATGCAAATGTAACTATATGTAAATTTGTATCTTTATCAGAATCTACATTAGCGGAATGTACCAATGGTATTGATGATGATTGCAATGGTTTAGTAGATAAACAAGAACCTAAATGTAAAAAATATATTTAAAGAATAATATCATAATAAGTAACATGGCATATCCACGTTATGTTACTGATTCCACATTTGAATTAGAAAAGTTATCATGATAGATAATTATATATCAGATCAATTTAAAAAAATTGATGAATATATTTAAAGAATAATATCATACTAAGTAACATGGCATATCCACGTTATGTTACTGAATCCACATTTGAATTAGAAAAGTTATGTGATTATATTGAAAATGGAACTATAGATAAATATATATCAGATCAATTTAAAAAAATTGATGAATATATTTTAGGTCGTTTTTCCTTAAATCTTACTACTCCACATAATGGATTTATAATAAGAATATTAGTGGATTTAAATATTTATAATTACAAACTCAGAATAGAAAAAGTTGATTCAGATGATTTTTGGGAGATTGATTCAGTTAAAAAAGCTGTAGACGATATTTTAAGCGGCAATTGCAGTATGTGATCGTTTAATTTCAAATTGTTTTATTTGTTGTTTAAATAAATATTATAATCTGAATAGAGTTTGTATCATTTTTCTCACAAACTAGTTTTAATAACATATATGAGCTCTAAATAAAATATTTATATTTTAATAAGATATATATGAGTTGTTATAAGAATCGTAAAACAAATTGTAATGGTCCTGATTGTGAATGGATTGTTGGTAAAGGTTGTCGTCAAACAGGATTAAAACAAAATACTAAAAAATCAATAGAAGTTACAAAAACAAAAAGTATAAAAGATAATAATTTAGTTACTAAAGAAATATTTATTAATCTTTGTAAAAAATATAAAATATCAAATTATGATGATAATGATAATGTATTTGATAAATTAAATGAATTATTAAATCATCTTTGTAAAAATATATTTAAATCAAAAGGTTTATACGATATAAATACAATTGATAATAATTATACATTACCAAAATCAAATACATATTATACAGCTTTATTTACTTTTAATGGAGAAAAGTTTATTATAAAAATGTTAAGAGAAATTAAAATTTCTAATAGTTTATATGATACAAATTTTAAATCTAAAATTGAATCATTATTTGACATAAAATTAAAAGATGAATTTGTTGCACAATATATTGTTGGTGGTTTAGATAAATTATTAGATGAATTATTCTCTTATGCAATAAATACTACACGTTTAAAAAACAGAAAAACAGAAAACCATTTAAGTATACAAACTTTAAAATTAGAGATGGACTTTAATTATACAACTAAAGAATTGTATACAAATTTTAAATGGTAATATTACTTAGATTTTTTTGAATTAAAAATATATAATATTTTTACCTCGCACATTATTTACACCAAACTCGTTTTTAAATTAGTTTAACATGAGTGAGGAATTCGTTAGACTAGGTATAGATAAATATATATCGGATCAATTTAAAAGATTTGTCGTTTTTCTGTAAATCTTACTAATCCTCATAATGGATTTATAATAAGAATATTTATAATTACAAACTCAGAGTAGAAAAGTTGATTCAGATGATTTTTGGGATATTGATTCAATTAAAAAACTGTAGACGACATATTAAGCGGCAATTGCAGTATGTGATCGTTTAATTTCAAATTGTTTTATTTGTTGTCTTAATAGTGCTGTTTGTTGTCTTATATATGCCGTTCGTTGTTTTATTTCTTTTATTTCTTGATTTACTTTTGCGGTATATTGTTTAACTCGCATAATTTCAAGATTAATTTTTGCTGTTTGATCTTTAATTTTTTGGGTATCATTTTTTATTTTTCCTATTACTTTTAATAAGATTATATTTATACAAAATAATAGATAAAGTATTACTACTGTATAGCTAATAATATCCATTTAAATATCAATATTATTTATTTCTTAAATATTAGTTATAGGACATTTAGAAGTTACTGACATCTGTTGATGTTTAAATGCCATATTATCTCCATGAATAGATGCGATAAAATTATCAAGCAAACTGATTGTTCCAACAGTTTCTTTATTTTCATCTTGAATTTCATATATGACATTTGGATATATGATATTATTTGCAATATCTTCTCTAAAATCGTTTTCAGTAGGGATATAACCAACCTTTGGAACAAAATACAACATCTTTGGTGCAACACAAATATCAACTTTTGATCCAGACGATGTGATTTTGCCAGCTTCTAATAAGGGAATTTCAAGTTCTGATTCGGGTCTATCATTCGGGTTTTGAGAAATCTGTTGCAATGACCTATGAAAAAAATATGCCAAAACTTTTACAATCAGACTGATTGGTTTTTCTATTTTTGTGGTAAATGTGTTTGTAAAGAAATGTAAATCATTTCCTTGTCCATCTAATGAATACATTGCATGGAAATTTACAGATGGTTCTCCATCTACAAAAATTTTAAGAGCTAAACCAGGAGTAAAAGGTATAATTGTAGTTGCACGAGATAGTCTGATAAATCCTATACCACCTGAACTATATATTCCAGTGTATTGTTTTGTTGCATAATCTGTAGGTGTATAAAAAACTGGTGCACTAATGCCTAAACCATGTATAGGTTTCATTGTCCCTTGTTTTGAAGAGCGAGCATCTGTATCATTTAAAAAAGCAAAAGCTAATGATTTAGTGTTAATTAAATTTGTAAATGATGATAAAGATGGTGATGACATGGGTAATACTTGATATTTTGATTTGTACATAAGTTGCTTATGTGTTTCTAATTTTTTAACTGATGAAAACTTGTTGAAATCAACAGGTAAGGACATGTTACTATTATAGTAGATTTATTTAATCAGCAATTGTCCATTTATAACCATTATATATTTTTCCTGATTTTGCATATTTCTTTAAAGTTTCTTTACCAATATTGCATTCGGTAGCAGCAGCTGTAACTGATGGATATTCTTTAACGACTTCATTTGTTCTATGATTTATTTTTTGAACTGTTTTACTATTATGATTTATTGGTTCTTGTGGTAAAGTATTAGTTTGTAAATATTCATCTTTAAAATCTTCATTACAATCATCATAATACATCCAATAATGACCACTCGAAATTTTATCAGTATTAATGACTTTGTTTATGGCAGCTGCTGTTTTATGTTGTCTGGCAATAGCTGCTTCTTTCTGTGATCCAAATACTTGTACAATTTTAGTTTTCTCAAGATTGATCATGGCGACTAAACCTGATCTTATGGTTTTTGATTCTTTGGTAGGTTGTAAGGTTGGAATTTCTGTTATATTTTTATCGACTAATAACCACCTGAAATTTTTATAAATTGTATTTTCATTACTACTATTTTTAAGAGGAGTAATGCTTAATTTTAGATCTTTACATTCTCTTATAGTTGTGATAATACAATCATAAGATTTGATAAATTCTAGAGTATCTTTGTTATATTGATAAACTTTTGGACTTCTCGAATTAGTTGTTATGTGATAATCAGATTCATCTGAATCTGAATAAATTTCATTATCGACAATATGTAATTTATCTTTACTTTTGGCAAGTTCTAATTCAATTTTTAAAGTTTGAAGTTTTATCTTATCTTTTTCTAATTTAATATTTTCAAGTTGTAATATTTTATCTATATCTAAATTACCGTACTCTTTCTGTAAAGCCATGTTTACTGACTTGTATTGTTTTTAAATACTTTAAAATATTTTACTCAATTTTTAACAATTAGGTATTCGAAAAAAATATTCATTTTTTGTTTCAATTTTAGAAAAAATTGATTAGCATAAAGACAATTATAAACAGATAATTTAAAACCAAACAATCATGATCATTCCAGTTTTTAAACAGGACTCCATTGTGGAGATCCTCTCGCAGTATTACATAATAAAAGAAAACATCGAGAAACAGACTCCGTCGTCTCCCACAAAGACTCAGTTACCGACTCTGAAAGATGCCCTTGTCCACCGCAGCGCCAGCTCAATGACGCTGGATCGGTCTTCCCTGATGCGAGCAAAGTCAGATTAAGCATCTTTGCAAAGAAAAGAAAAAAACCAAAAAAAGTTTTCATATTATTTAAAAAATAATATAATATGAGTATTAGTTTTTAATATGACTTTCAATTAAAAATTGAGATCAATACAAATAATATTAAGAAAAACAATATGAATGTCAATCTTCATATAAATGCTACTTACAATGCAACTCATAGTCATGAGATAGGTCAATTATATGGATTTACTCCAATTAAAAGAAGTATTTCATACAATATATCAATCAATATTCCAAAAGAGCATTCGCGTGATGAAGATAATTTGAAGCAAACTTTGACTGCTGCTGGTATTTGTAGTGGAATTATAAATAAAATTATGGAATCTGTAAAACAGATTAAAGAAGATGATGATACAAAATATCATTCAAAAATGTTAGAAACTATCCATAATCATATTTCACTTAATCCTTCAAGAGAGAATAGTAGTATTTTAAATCTTATTATTATAGGTAATTCTTCAAACTCAGATGATAATCAGGAAAATTCACCAATTGTAAGAAATAGACCTGACATTGCTGCTCTTTCTGTTGTTTATGAATCATCATATATTTCGAAGGTATCAGGGGGTGATGAACAACCACAACCAATAAACCCAAAGAAGAAATCATTTGTACAAAAATTGTTAAAATTATTTCGATGGAAATAAACAGAAAAAATATTATATTTTACAAAAAATTGATTAACATAAAGACAATTATAAAAAATATAATTTAAAAACAAACAACCATGATCATTCCAACCTTTAACCAGGATTCCATTGCGGAGATCCTCACGCAGTACTACACTATCAGAACTAACATCGAGAAACAGACTCCTCCGTCTCCCATAAAGACTCAGTTGCCAACGCTGAAAGATGTCCTTGTCCACCGCAGCGCCAGCTCGATGACACTGGATGATCACGGTGTCCCAAGACTGTTGACGCGTGCAAAGACAGTTGTGTCAGATTAAGCATCTTTGCAAAGAGAAAATTAAAAAAACTCACTCATTAACGTGATTGAGTTTTTTTAATTTTAACGTGCACCATACAATTCAAGAAGTTGATGTTATCAGAGAAGAGCTAATGCAAATAACGTGCCATCCAAAACGTATAATGCAATGTTTATCATATGATGAGTTAGAAGAGATTTTTAAATAGCTTATTTAAAAAAATTGAGTGTTTATTATGAATACTAATAAAATGGTAAAATTCATAGCATTCTCTCCACTGATTGAGCATATTATTAAAGATGTTGTTGATAATAACAAGTATAACAATGTTACGAAACAAGTTGATTTTGATATAGATTGGACAAATTTTGACAGAATGATGTTTGATAATTATGATCGATTTGAATATTGTGTTTACAATTACAAAGGTATTTTAATGGATGATTACCCACTAAAAACACAACCTTTAGAAACTTATTTAAATAACAAACCTGAGAAATATAAAATAACAAGTTTGAGTGTTTTAAATACAGTAGGTTGGAATAAAGATGCACGATGCCGTGGTATTGCTATGGAAGATGATCTTTATGATTATAAATATGAAGACTACAATGATTTATTTGAAATTAAAAATACAAATATTACACTACTTGATATTGCAAATGCAGTATTTGAAGTTAAGAGTGGAAAAAATGATGATAATTATGAACTTTTTATAGGAGCCTGTTGTAAGTTTAATATTTTAAAAGATAAAGAGGTAAAGTTGAGTATTGCTTTAGATTTTGATCATGGCAGTTAAAATTTATATTACGAGTTTAAGTCACTTATGTAATTAAAAGAAAGTGTAATTTTGGCAATACTAAATAACCCGTGTTAGCAGTATAACCATTTAACCATTCTTCTTGAATAATATCTTTAACTTTTTGATTAAATAATTCTGGTGGATCTATATTTTCAAATTTATAATTTTGATTTTCATAATATTTACTATTTTCTTCTTCAAGTTGTAAATATAATTTTACATAACTCTTTAAATTATCTGATAATTTATAATTTATACTATATAATTCGTCATAATCTTCTAAACATTTATAAATGTTTGGACAACTTTTCTTAATATATTTTAAATCACTATATGTATACGGTGGTCTAATATAATCTGAACCAAGATCAGGACATGCATCGTCTATATGAAATCTATTATGATAATATTTTGAAAGAGAATATTCACAACAATTCTTTTCAAAATTGGATAAAGTATTAAATATTTCTGAATTATTTTTTACTTTATTAAATAATTGATCAGAAAACCATTGATTTTTAATAATTTTATAAAGATATTTAGATTTTAAAATTTGTAATGTTTCTGACGTTTTTGAAACATCAAATCCATATTCTATTTTATAATGTTTTCTGATTAAATTTTTAAATGAGTATTTTGAACTTGAATAATTATATTTTATATATTCTGCAAATATATCTTTCCATTTTCTTACAATAACTTTAATTTGTTTTTCTGAATACAAATAACCAATAGGTATATTATAAAAATTATAAGACCAACCTGACCATCTTCCCCAATAAATATTAGAAGTAACCCATACTAAATTATTTGAATCACATGTAATATATGATTCTAAATTAAAATCATTTTCAATTAAATTATTGTCAGGATAGTGTTCATACATACATGTCATATGTAAATTAAAAATTATGGGAATTTTCCTTATTAAATTTCTTATTTTTTCATCATCTTCATAATGATTTAAAATCTTTTCTTGTAAATCATTTGGGAGTTTATTTAAAATATTCATTTTAAAATAAAATTTATAAATGCTTATATAAGTATATTATATAACTAGTAAAAACATAATATAAAAATGTGTATTTATAATATTATTAGTTCCTAAAATCCAAGGATTTTCAATCTGTTCTGTATTTTGTTTATAATATGGTGTTTGATTTTCATCAAATTTACTACATTCTATTATTCCATTTTCTTTGACATAAGACTCATATTTTTTAGAATTATTATTTTCAAGCCATTGAATTTCTAATTTATACGGCATTTCAAATGAATCAACTGTATTTAAATTTTCAAACTTATAATTGATTCTTATCTTAATAACTGTATTTGGATAACATGTTTGATAAGCATTTGTAGTATCTTCTAGCCAATTTAAATGATTTTGATCTTGAAAAGACTGTGTATATTTTTCCCACAATTCATCATAGATTAATCTTTCAATATAACATCTTTCGATCTCTTTTTCTTTAGTTCTATTACTAGGGGATCCCCGAGATGAACAAGATCTTCTTCTATGATATATAGGTTGTGATAAACTAGAAAAGACAGTTATTCCTTTGATAAAATCATTAAATAATTTCGTAACTTTACTTGGTTCAATAATTTCTTGTCTATATCTGGGTATAAATAATCGATCTCTTAATAATATTAAATCTTGTTTATGATTATTTGGAATATTATTATGTCTAATACATTGAAAAATTTCAACTTGAATATCTTTGAACAATTGTTTGTTTTGATCAAAATAATTATTTCTATACCTTATAATGCTATTAAGTTTAATTACAAGATTATTAAAAGGACCTTGAAAAAAATCTCTACTATACTCAATTAAATTTATTTTAGTATCATTCAATAAGTTAGTAAATTGTTGAGCATTAATTTTATATTTATTGATATATATATTGGCTATGAAGTTAAGTTCTTTCTTTGATCTAGATAAAGATACCAGAGTTTGAATATCATGATTAAAATATAATTGAATAGCAATGTTATTAAAAATTAAGTTATCAAACATTATAACTATAATAAAATGATATCTTTAAATTGAAAAAGAACGATGATAAACGTAGCAGTTTACTTTTTAAGAAAAATTGAGTGTTTATTATGAATACTAATAAAAATGGTAAAATTCATAGCATTCTCTCCGCTGATTGAGCATATTATTAACTCTTCTAATAAAGTTATACTATTTAGATGAGATATAGATTGGACAAATTTTGATAGAATGATGTTTGATAATTATGATCGAGTTGAACATTGTTTATATAACTATAAAGGTATTTTAATGGATGATTACCCACTTAAAACACAACCTTTAGAAACTTATATGCATAACAAATCAGAGAAATATAATATTACAAGTTTGAGCGTTTTAAATATCTGTGGTTGGAACAAAGATGCACGATGCCGCGGTATTGCTATGGAAGATGATGATCTTTATCATTACCATTATAAAAATCAAATAGGATATGAAGACTACAATGATTTATTTGAAATTATCAATACAAATATTACATTATTAGATATTGCAAATGCAGTATTTGAAGTTAAGAGTGGAAAAAATGATGATAATTATGAACTTTTTATAGGAGCCTGTTGTAAGTTTAATATTTTAAAAGATAAAGAGGTAAAGTTGAGTATTGCTTTAGATTTTGATCATGGTAGTTGATTCATTATGTTATACTTTTTAACTATTTTTCTAACATCATTTTACAAAAAATCTCGCTCATTAAAATATATAAATTTGACTCGCTCAATCATTGTATATAAGCAAATCAAAGTAGAATATTAAAAATTTCAAATTTTTAATATTGAAATATGAAGTCAAATTAGATATTGCTTTGGATATAATATAATTGTTAAGTTCCCATCGTAAGCTCCATAATGTACATATATTTAGGTTCGTTAAAAAGATCATCGGGAGCAAATGAATATTGTTTTGGTCGCGGGAAGATCTTAGGTGGATCACATTCCCAATAACCATAAACTGGCATTTTTCTAATAACATCTAACATTTCTCTAATAGTAGTTTTTGGCTTTAATTCAATTGTCCAATCACAAAATTCAATAATTTTGTTATATTTTTGTGTCCAAGCTCTTTTGTCAAAATTTGCAACAATACGTAATGGATATTTATCAGAAATAACTGCATTATATTCTTCTTTTGTTAAATCTCTAATTTTATCATTAAAATCTACTTCATCATCAAATTCACCATCTTTATATATTTTAAACTTATTACCATCATGTGTATGCCATGATAATTTTTTTATAACTTTGAAAGCTAGGTTTTCTCTTGATTGTGACATGGTAAGTTGTGTCATAATCAATATAAAAATAATCAATTTTTAATAAAAACATTTTAATATATTTATTCAACATATCTCCAATAATATCCTTTATGTGGCTCACCATTAGCACAAACTGTTTTTAATTTTTCTCTTGAAATACAAAATTTTTTCAATACTTCATTAATTGAAGTAAATATTTTAATTTGTTGTTGTGTATTCATATCAATTTGTGCAATTTTAGTACCTTTGGGTAATATAACTTCTGGTAGAATAGCTCTTGATAAATATTCATTACGTAATTCATCTGAACAATTTTCAAAATATTTAAAATAATATTTTTCACGAACTAGTCTATCGTGTTGTATAGCATCACAAATTGTCTGTTTTCTCTTACTATTTATATTTTCTGCTGCTTGTTGAAGATTTGCAAATACATTTTCAATTCTTGTTTTTGTAATATTTAGCATAGCGATAAATTTAGGAATAGAACTTGTAATTTCAACAGTAGGTGGAATTTCATATTTAATATTTTCTGCATTTCTTTCAATAAAATACCATCTATAATTTCTATATATTGTATTTTTTAAACATGCATCTTTAACTCCTTGTTTACTCATTTCAGGAAGTGTTCTTAATACATCCATAAGTCCATCAAAAGTTTTAATTAATTCAAAGTTACTAGGATCATATTGTTGTACTTTTCTATTACGTGTATTTTTTCTTGGAATATTTGTTTGAGGTTGTCTAAATTCGGTCGAATCATCATAATCATCATTGTCGGATACAGAAATATCATCATCTTGTAATTCTAAATTTACTTCTAAAATTTCATTTGAAATTTTTTGTAAATTATTATCAGATAGAACATTTTCAACTAAATTTGGATTTGCTCCTTTTTCAATCAATTGTAAAGATAACATTTGCAAATCTAATTTTTTATTTTCTAAATCCAATTTTTTATTCTCTTTTTTAATCTCAGCTACTTTAATAAATTGTTCTGGATTAAAACCTTGATAAAAATCTATATTTTTTTCAATTATTTTTATAATTTCTTTATAACTTTCATCATTAAGTCGTAATGTCTCAGTCGATTTATGACCATTGATTTCTTCTTTATAAGCATAATTAATAATTTCTGGACGTGATTTTAATTTTTTTTCAAAATCTCTATTTCGATAACATTCAAAAATATCCTGAAAAATACATTGACCAAATTGTAATCTCAAAGTTCTATCTCTATCTTCTGAATTATCTGTCCAACCTAATTTGATTACATAATAACCATCACTTAATTCTACAATCTTTGTAAGGTAAATTATATTTTTTTTATCAAAAGCTTTTAATAAAACATGATGTCTTTGATTTTCTAAACGTTTTTCAATTAAAATTTTTTCAGATTCAATAGATTTTTGTAATTCATATTTTCCATTAAGACGTAATTCTTTAAGAATATTATGAACCCATTTTTGAAAAATTCTTGCGATAGGCTTTTTTGATAATCCAAGTAAACGATAAAGTCCAATTTCAGTTAAAAAAATAATATTTTGTAGACCACCAAGGGTGTTTCCCTTGGAAACTACCTTTTCGTCATCGTCAAATGATGATAATGTTTTTCGCCAGCTTGTATATCCTAGCAAACTTGCAATTTGATTAGCTTGAAATAAAGGATTATTATAATCTCCTTGTATATTAATTTCAAATTCATTATTATCTAATTTAAAAGCTTTTAAAATATCCATATAGCTGTGTTTGTGACGTATTTAAAGGTATTTTAGTTTCGATGCCTGCTTAAATTAATAATTGTGGCTTAGCCTTATATGGTTTTCATATGCTTAAAATAACGGTTTATAAAATATAAAAAATTAGTCTAATTAGATTAGATGAGAATTTGGTATAATAATATTTAATCTTTCTGGATTGTTCTGTATTTGCAATCATAAATAGAGTTTTGTAAGTATCTATTTTAAGATAGATATCTTCTTTATTTAAACCACCTTGTTTTTGCTCACGCAAGTGCGTTAGTGAAATTTTGTAATCTTCATTATCCTTAAAATGTTTTGTTAATAGCGTTTTAGCATGCGTTTTATACTTAAATCCAATTTTTGGCCAAATATCATCAAAATCTAGTACAAATTCTTTTGATTTTCCATATTTAAGATATATATCGAGATGATCCTGATAAAATTCTTTCTCTTCTTCCTTAAATTTTGAATGTAAGAATATTAAATAATCATCATTATATTTATCCATAATATTGTTGTAATTAGACTATATCACCGTGTTACTTTTCAAAGTGTACCCAATAATTTTAAGATTCAAACTGTTTTATATAAAAATTTTATAGGCTTCTCAATTTTTAATTTTACCTATATCAATTTTTCATCTATAACAATATAGTAATATTTTTAATATTACATACAAAAAGTATTAATTAGAACTGAGTAACTGCGATCATTATAAGTAAATATGATCAATTCGAGTAAGCACCTGTATCATACTATTTTCATAATATGAGGGACTGTATCTTAAGAGTATAAACTCCCACACCCGTTCAGTCTCTGACACCCTAAGTTTTTAAACTTAGTAAATATGCGGATCATCCAATCTTTTTCATTATTACCATACCTTCGTTTTGCTCGAAGCCATTTAAGATTTTCATCTTGAAACTTGGTAGAAGAAGTTCTAAGGATTTTCCCGCAACAAGGTATGTTGCTGTTTTTATAACAACTAGCTGTATGTTCTCGTTTATTATTAAACGCTGGGAACGCATCGGATTTATCTATGATAAGATCCCAGATTATCATAGCGTACAACTTTTTTGCCCTAACATTAAGGCCTCCCATTCCGCATCTAACTAGATACTATTTAAGAAAAATTGAGTATATTATTTAGATAGTTTTCAAAAATGAATTATGACGATTATCCAGAGTATGTTATTTTGGATGAATTCCCAAATTATAAAATTTATAAAGAAGGCTATATTATAGGTAAATATGGAAATATTTCAAAAGGTTCATGTAGTGAAGGAGAAAAATATTTATGTGTTTGTATCTTTAATAAAGATCGTAAACAAGTTAAATATAAAATTCATCGACTTATTATGAAAGCTTATTGTGGTGAAGCAAATGGTAAGGAAGTTAATCATATTAATGGTGATAAACATGATAATAAATTAAATAATTTAGAATATATTGATGTAGCTGATCATAGAAGACTTACACATCAACAAAATCAAGGACATAATGCTAAAAGTTCTATTAAAAGAGGTAAAGCAGTTATTGGTATCTCTCCGACTGGAGAGATTAAAGAATTTGACAAAGTTTCAGAAGTTAATGAAATGCTTGGAATGGATTTTAAAAGTGGTTATATTGGTATTTTGATTAAAAATAACAAACCATTACAAGGATGGAAATTTTCGTGGAAAGAAGATATTATTGAAGGAGAAGAATGGAAAGAAGTATTAAATTATCCTGGTTTAGAAACAAAATTACAAGTAAGTAACATGGGAAGAATTAAAACCTTAAGAGTAACAACTTTTGGAAATATAAATGAAAATTACTACAGATTTAGTGTAAAAATTAATGGAGAATTAAAAGATAAAAAAGTACATGAATTTATTTGTTGGGCATTTAATGGAGAAAAACCAGATTGGGCAACAAGTGTTAATCATATTGATTGTAATACAAAAAATAATAAATCAGAAAATTTAGAATGGAGTAATGCTAAATTACAAGGTCAACATAAAAGTAATATGTTAAAATTAAAGAAAATTAATATTTCAAATTTAATTGATAAAATAAATAAAATTAGTATTGATGATACTAATTAAAATCAAAAATTAATGTTAATTTGTATTTTTCTTATTGAATAAGATAATATAAATATAAAATATCTAGTTAGAGTATGCTAAACCTCCCATCGGTGAGTCCTTCTAGTTTACTAGAAGGCCGGACTGTATCTTAAGCATGCTAAAGTTGGCTAAACTTATCATTGCATACCAACTGCCATTCAGTCTCTGACGCCTCATCTTTTTCTGCCTTTGCGAAAATAGATGATAAGCATGCGGATTGCCCATTGTTTCATCCATCTAATTTTTCCTATACCTTCGTTTTCTCGAAGCCAGTTATATGTTTCCATATGAACCTTAGGATAGATAGCTTTAGGGAGTTCCCGCAACAAGCAGTTTCGCAGTAGATGTTTTCTACCACTAGCTACAAAATGGTTTTCTACAAATGTTCTGTAGCATGTAGCTTTTTTTGGCAAATAGGTGTTTTCACCAGACATTATACGTAGACACTTTACCCTCGGTTTTCAACGCGAGGAGTGGACTGTATCTTAAGCTCTTAAATAAGAACCTACACCCGTTCAGTCTCTGAAATCCTTTGTATTTTACAAAGTTAACTTGCAGATCATCCAATCTTACTAATTATTACCATTGGGTACGGCTATTAACCGTGGTCCTTAAAATACTCTCGTATTTTAAGTGGTATAGTAAGTTCTAAGGAACTTCCTGCAGCAAGGTGTATTGCTGGAAATAAATTTCCAACTAGCCATTTAACCTTTTCAGTATGGCTTTTCAACGCACTATTTACGTTGTAGTTCACGGCATAAACACGGATTTTGGCGGTGCGACTGGCAACAGTCGCGGGGGTGAGGGTGAGTTGTAGGGTTGCGTTATCGATACGAGACATGTTGCAAGTACCGGATGGTTGATGCTCTTCGGGCTTGAGGCCAAAAGAGTAAACGCAAATGCCTTGAGAAGGCACATTTTCATGATGTTGGTAAGGTTGAACCAGATTGAAGTAGCGACCGTCGCGTTCGCTAAAGCGATCGTGGCCATTAAGTTGAAGCTTAGCAAGAGATACTGGGTTCTTGCCATCTTCGAAGGAGACAGGAATATACACATTATTGGCACCACCAGCTGCGATACCAGGCATAGAACCTGCTTCGCGGTCACCTGGGCCAACAAGGGGTACATTCGAGTCAGTCCATGCACCAGTGCCTGACTTGAAGGTGTTGTCATAGGCATCGGTGTAGTTGAACCATTGCTTGCCATATGGAGCGGCGTCACTAACATTGTCGTCAGGCTGGACAACCCAGATAAGCTCCTTTACAGGGTGATTGCATTTACTAGAGCGAATCACAGTGACTCAATATATCATGATTTACTATATTAGACTATCATCTACTATAGTAACTTTTGTATATATTTAAATGGGTGGTTAGACCTAATTAAATCACTATGATTCGTTCCCTCATTTAGAGACCTCAATATTTCAGAGAGGATTAGACTATATCTTAAGCTTGTCATATGCAAACCGACACACATTTAGTCGTTGAACCTTCTTGAATATAATCCAAGTTTGGATGCGGATTATCCAATTCTTTAATATTTTTACTATTCTAGCCGACTATTAATCGGGTTCCTCAATATATTTTCACATATTAAGTAGTAATTAAAGACTCTAAGGATGTTCCCGCAATTTGAGTGTCTTGCCTAATATTTTAGACTAGCAGTAATGGAATTTTAATCAGACCATTTATATTTTTAACATGTTCTTATCTGATTTTAGAACATGATAACTGCTCTTAAACTCCAATCATTCGAAGTTAAGCTTTACCTTGTTATTAGTGTTACTGGTGCTCTCGTCACCAGTGAATTGTAGTTGCTCTATCAGGTATTCGTGTGATACCTGGGCGAAGCGCCGGCGTTCATCAGTATCAAGATAGATGTAATCAACGAATAGGGAAGCAGATACGAGGGAACCGACTGATACTGCAGAAAGATTTGGTGTAGTACCATCAGTTGCACCTGCCCAGTAAACGTTCTTAACATCATTGAGTTCAAGATTGATCTTGCAGATTATCCCATAATTTTCCATTTTATGGGGCTGGACTGTATCTTAAGCTCTTAAGAGCCCATACCCGTTCAGTCTCTGAAACCCTTGCTATAATAGCAAGTAAGCTTGCGGATTGCCCAATATAATGACATTTTTACCAGAGAAGTGGTATTACCACTGTTCATTTGATCATTTTCATGATTAAATTGGTAGTCGTTATTTTAGAAGAGGGGTTCCCGCATCAAGGTATGTTGCAGTTTAAAACTACTAGCTCAGAACTAGTTATTTAAACTACTAGCAAAAGATTTTGATTCTTTCACTTTTTGAGGCCAATTGTTAACCTCGTGGTATTGTACCTTTATACCCTATCTTTCGATATATTTTAAAGGGAGTGGACTGTACCTTAAATTATCATAAGAAAATGGTTAATTTTCTTCAAACCCAGATATTACAGTCTCTGAACCTCATCCTTACATCTTACCATAACGATGTTAAGGAGTTTGATTGCGGATTACTCATTTTTATCTGTGGCATTTTTACCATACCTGAGTTTTTCTCTCAGCCAATATAAACTTTTATTTATATTTTGGTAGCCTGTTGTATCTTTTTTATATTTTTGTATAAATCGATGAATAGTTACTATTGAATTATAATAATAGTGTAAAAGAAGTTTATCAGATTTTTCTCTATTTTCTTCACGTTTTAATGGTTGAAGATTTGTCCAATTAAAACATATAAATTTATTATCATCATCATTTTCAAAATTGAAACTATTAATAGGTAGAATATGATCTATTTCCCAATAAATACCTAAATTATCCCATGACATATTTTTATCAAATTGAAATTCTAACCATAATTTTAATGTATCAATATCACAGCCTACTATATTAGAATAGGATGTGTTAATTCCTTTTATCATTTTATGGATTTTACTTCTTAAAATTTCAGACAATCTAAAATTCAAATTTATTTGTCTTTTTAATTTGATTTTTTCTTTTTTAATTGGAAGATATTCTCTATTTTTTAGTTGAATATGATCTTTATTATTTGAATTATAAATTTTTTTTTGTTCTGAAATTTTTTCAGTATTTTTAATCCTATAATCTTTATTTGTTTCTAGAATTTTTTCTTTATTTTCAGAATAATATATCTGATTATATTTTTTCTTCTCTTCTCTTACCATAAGATTATATTCATGACGACAATCTTTACAATGATAATGTAAACCATCATTATTTGTTTTACATTTATTAAATGCTGATAAATCTTTTTCAATTTTACACTTACTACATAATTTAGTAACCATTTATTAATATTATATTAAATAACTTGATACAACTTCTACAGCTTTAGAGTTTTCCCGCAGTTTAATTCTGTTGCCTTGTAATTTACAAGACTAGTGTCTATGGCATTCTCAATTTTTTTAGAGAGGTGTGCCACTTAATTGTTTATTCTTTCTTATACACCTTTTTGAAAGAAATGACACTTTTCAGCCCAACAATTTTAGGCGATTAATGGTAAAGCTAATCCAGGATTGCGGCAGCAATTATACCCCATCTTTCGATGTATTTATTTAAATAAGTTTCATACATTTTAAAAACTATATGTATGAGGGCTTATTTGTGAAAGGGTTTAGACTATATCTTAGATTTTGCGAATGCAAACCCACAACCTTATAGTCGTTGAACTTTTCTGATAAATACCAGACTTAGATGCGGATTGTCCAATTCATGATATTATGACCTTACCCAAGTTTTATCTTGGCCATGAAATGCTTTTACATTTCATTTGGTAATCATGATTTTAGGAGTTTCCCGCAATTTGATCGTGTTGCCTTGTAAAATATACAAGACTAGCAGTTATGCTTTTTTAAGCATTTAATGTTTTATCCTCATGTTACCATGAGGCATACTGCTTTTCAGGTCAATGCCGACTTAACCAGAATTCAAGAGGAATGTAGAGAATTTGACCGGGAACGGTTTGTGCGGTCTTCACTGGAGTAGTGAGTTGAGGAATGTTGCCCACCATGTTGGCATAGCCGAGTTGATGACCGGCAGTTTGAGTGAGTTCATTCCAAATGTGGAGCCACAGTTATACCCTGTCTTTAGACATATTTAAATAGGGCTTAGACTATATCTTAAGCTTGCTTGCGCAAACCCACTACCATTTAGTCGTTGAACTTTTCTGATAAATACCAGACTTAGATGCGGATTATCTAATTCTTTTAATTATTACCTTACCCAAGTTGTATCTTGGCCATTATATGCGTTAACGTATAATTTGGTTTAAAAGACTATAAAGATGTCCCCGCAATTTGATAGTGTTGCTGGGATATTATCCCAACTAGCATCTACTATTTTAATTAGTGCATAGCTTAAAGTTTTCCCTTAATATTGCACTTATATTAAGGCTTGATGCTTTTCAAGACTAAAGCTCGTTTAATCTCCGTACGCGGATACTTTAGAATTTCTCTAAAGGCTAGACTATACCTTAGACTTTCATAAACCTTGATCAAAGGTTTCCAGCCCAAAAACATCTAGTCGTTGAACGCTCCTCGTAGCCATGATCAAACGGCATTAGAGGCATCGATGCGGATTGTCAATTAACATCTTCATAATTATGACTATATTCAAGTTTTATCTTGACCAAATACTTTTTTCAAAGTATGATTAGTATATGAAGCTTTACGACGTTCCCGCAATTTGTTTTTGTCGCCTCTTAAAAAGAGACTAGCGCATGTATTAAATTTTATGCACAATACAAAATGTTTTATCTTTTAGCTGTGCATGACTAAAAGGCATTTGCGCTTTTCTACACAATTTTCTCATGTTTATCAATACGTTGGCCTCCAATCTCTACCTCAACATTCTTGATCAGCGCGTGACCGAGCCAATTCGTCCATTTGAAGCCAGTAGAACCTGGCACAGTAACTGCCGGTAGCTCAACTCGTAAATACACACGCGAGATGAGGTCCCCGTTACGTGACACGGTGCAAGTGCAGTTTATCCTTTAGTTTTCCATCCTAAAGGTCTGGACTGTATCTTAAGCCTATTAAGGCCCATAGCCGTTCAGTCTCTGATAATGTTACTTTTAAAGTAATCATCATGCGGATTGCCTTGTCAAAACAATATTTTTACATATTTACTCGCATAATATATTTATAAGTCTTTGGACTCACATAATATATTTATAAAGTTTTTGGAAGAGCTATTAACTCTGGTCTCTTATATACTTTCATTTATAAGATTGTAATTGTTTTGTTTAATAGGAAGGTTTCCCGCAGCAAGCTATGTTGCAGTTAATATTAACTACTAGCAAGAAATTTTAATTCTTACTTTTGAAGGCCTATTTGACCTTCTTTCCCCAGTCAGCCGCAGTATTAATACCCAATCTTTCGATTTATTTAATAGGGATTGGACTATATCTTAAGCCTATAATAAGGCCCATTGCCATCTAGTCTCTGAACATTGAGCTTTTTTAAGCTCCTAAGATGCGGATTAACCAATCTTTAATATTTTTACTATACCCAAGTTTTCTCTTGGCCATTAGTATCTTTTGTATACTAACTTAGTAATTAAAGCTCTAAGGTAGTTCCCGCAATTTGACAATGTCGCAGTTATAAAATATAACCACTAGCAGCAGTGCAATGCACTTAATGGTTTATTCATGCTACTTTTCAGGCCCGGCTGAAATTTGAACCATTGAAAGTCTGTTCGATTGATTCCATACTGAAATTCGTCGATTTATCTTATATTTTTCAATATAAGTCGGACTGTACCTTAAGCCATTTAAATGACCCATATCCGTCCAGTCTCTGAACTTTTCTGATTTAAAACCAGACTTAGATGCGAATTATCCAATCTCTTTTATTATCATCATACCCAAGTTTTTCTCTTGGCCATTGCATATTTTCATATACAAATTGATAAAAAGAGCTATTAGGATGTCCTCGCAGTTTGGATATGTCGCTTTAAACTTTATAAGTTTAAAACTAACATTTGTGGATTTTATACGACCACTTACTGAATTATCCTTTCTTATCGTATATTGGGAAAGGCAGAATGTTTTTCACCACACGTAACTTTATGGCGTCTGTAGATTCGGTTATTCTCTAAACTTTCGTAAAGAGCCGGACTATATCTTAAGCTTTCGCCTACCAGCATTTAGTCTCTGAACTGCACCCATTCTAAATAAGAAAAGGCTTGGCTGCGGATTATCCATTTCAAGATTTATTTTAAAATCTTTCAAATGTACGAATTTTACTTTATCAGAGTATTTTCTCTGCCTGATAATTGTTTCCAAATATCATTAGTTCACACACAAAAGTTCGAAATCTATTACAAGCTGTAATTGTTTAGTAATAGCTACATTATCAATTTTTGATCCTTTTGAAATATTTTCTTTTTTCTCGAGAGGCCTTAAATTTTTCCAATTATAACATTCAAATATATGCTCTTTAACTGAAAAATCAAATGACGCGCATGGTTTAACATGATCAAAGTGCCAATATGATCCTAAATTGTCCCATGACATATTTTCATCAAAATGAAATTCTATCCATTTTTTAAAAATTTCCAAAGAACATCCTAAATAATCTAATGTTGGCTTATCTTTTGATCTTACAAAATCTCTAATTCTTTTATTTAGAATTGATTTAATCTTATAATTTAAATTTGTAGCATATTTGTATTTCATATAATCATTAAACCATGCTCTCATTTTTTTTTTATGTAGCTCATTGTATCTTGCTTTACATTCTTTAATTTTATCTGCGTTGTTTTTTCTATACTCTTGCATAGTTTGTTTAGCTTTTTCTTTGTTATTTTCGTACCATTGTTTAGCACGTATTTTTGCTTCTTCAGCGTGTTCTTTTGCATATATTCTATCTTGTTCTCTTTTTTTTTCAAGATTTTTTTCTCGATATATTTTATCACGTTTACTTTTACACTCCTTACATTCTGGCCTTTTTCCATCGGGTTTATATTTATCATTACTGAATTGATCAGATGATTTTGTGACAAGACAACGAGTACACTGTTTAGTGCTCATTGATTTTTGATAATGTAGGTATTTCTTTAATCAATTTTTTTCACTTGTAATCACTTTTATGCTAATACATTTTTAGGACGTTCCCGCAATTTGCTGATATTGCAGTTATATTAATTATAACTACTAGCATCTTTATTTAAAAGATACTTTTAAAGGCAATCTTTTCACCTTAAAAAATGTAATCTGAGGGTTACCGGTTAAATAGATATCCTGCGATATTCTCCTATATATTTTTATATAGGCCAGAGTACATCTTAAGAGCATAATAGCCCCGATTGCCGTATACTCGTTGAACCTTATTAGTTTATACTAATCTTGGCTGCGGATTGTCCAATCTCTCATATTTTTACTTTCGCTTTGGTCATTATCCAAAGTTTATATTATACTTTTGCATAATAAAAAGTAATAAGAGCTTAAGAAGGTCCCCGCAATTTGACAATCTCGCCTGCAAATAAAAATTTCCAAGACTTACCTTGATTTAACAAGGTCTAGGCTTTTAAGTCTTATATGAAATCTTTTATAAGAGACTTAGCCAGTTGCATACATCGGGGGCCCATTCCCAATGTCCAACCGGTTACACTGTTAACCCGATCAAGTCTTGGTTGGAACTTGATCGGCAGCTGACTGTTGACGCCCATGATATTTAAGCGCCGTCGGTTAATCTCTAAATTTCCATAAAGAGCCGGACTATACCTTAAGCATTAAAAATGCCCACCTATTGTAGTCTCTAAACCTTTTTCTGATATTGATATACTTAAATAGCTCTATAATATGTTATATTTGTGATAATATCATATAGCTCCCTAACATATTGTTTATATGTTTTGGCTGTCATTTTTTGTATCTAATCTATATAAGTATATCAATTTTTTTCAGAAATTTGGCTGTGGATTATCCAAATTCTTAGTATTTTTACCATGCATTTTGGTTATTAACCCATGTTCTAATATTTGATTTCTCAAATAAAGTGGTAACTAAGAATATAAGGACTTTCCCACAATTTAATGGTGTCGCTAGGTTATTAACCTAACTAGCCGGTTACACAAAGCCGACTGTTTTGCCCTACAGCGTAGTTAAGGCAACCTCTTAATCTTTAAATATTAATTTAAAGGAGGACTATACCTTAAGCTAAATTAATTAGCCCACTTCCGTCTAGTCTCTGAACCTTATTAGTTATAAACTAATCTTGGATGCGGATTGTCTAATCTTATTTATTATTACTTCTAATATACTTTCGTATATTACTTAGTAAAATAAGCTCTAAAGAGATTCCCGCAATTTGAAAGTGTCGCTTTTCTCTTCTAAGAATTAGTTAAAACTCTTAGAAATTTTCAGAATTTGTTAAAATTCTTGAGAAAAACTAGCAGGTTACAATATTTTATGCTCTTTTAATGGTCTTAAAAGAATATAAAATATCCTACTGTTCAGCTCCATTGCCATTTTGTAGAAGCTGCATCAAGCCACCACCCATTCTTTATACCAAATATGAAGATAATAATTTTGCCAAAATAACAAATTAAAACGAATTAAACTTTTATAAAAATATATAAAATTAGTCAATATATATAATACCTAAAATAAATTTATAATCAAAAAGGATTAAGACTGAATACATTTTTAAAAATTCCGCATAAAAATTAATCAATTAAACTTTAATTAATTTTTTTAGTATATATATAATACCTAAAATTAATATAAAATAACAATATACAAGAGCATATGTGCTCTATAAAATTCCTACATCTTTTTACAAAAAATTGATGGTTGATTTACAGAATCATACAAATATGGAGTTTAGTGACATTGTTTCAAGCGATATAGTCATCAATTATGGTTATCAATATCAATCATTACCGAATGCTTTACAACTTATCTATAGTAATTCTAAAACTTCTGCGTTAACAAGATTTAACAGAGGTCGTTTAGATGCTGGAGAACATACCATCACACTCGATGACTTATATGAAATTTACAAACATCAGAATGGTTTGTGTCATTACACAACGATGCCAATGAATTATGATCGGAATGAGTGGAGAATCAGTATCGAACGTCTTAACAATACAAAAGGTTATATCAAAGGTAATGTTTGTTTTACATGTTTAGAACTAAATGGTAGGGTTCACTGGTATGAAGATAAATTTAAAGAACTACTTGAATTAGTGGATAAAAATTTTACAGAAAATCCTATCAAATTTGATCAAGATATTATTAGAAAACCATATGGTAAATTTACCAAGAAAGTTATAGATGATATAGAATATTGTAATTGTACTTATTGTAATATTTATAAAATTGCTACAGAATTTAAAACAGATGCTTTGAGAGCATGTAAAGAATGTTTTAAAATATTTCAGAAAAAATATCAAGAAACTCCAAGAGGTATGATAGTTAAATTATTTAATGCATCTAAAAATTCTACTAAAATACGTAAAAAGAAAAATAGAGATGCATCATTCGATATTACATTAGAATTTCTAATTGATCTTTACAAAGAACAAAAAGGTCTATGTGCATATAGCGGTATACCAATGCAATTTGGATCATATTTAGATAAGAATTGGGTCATGTCATTAGAACGTATTAATCCAAGAATAGGTTATATTAAAGAGAATGTCTGCTTCATCTGTTTAGAATTTAACAGTGCAGATCACTCTGTTAAATTTAAATATGATTACTTTGGAAATGCTGGGTTCACACTATTAAAAGTACAGATGTTACTCGCATATTTAAGATTTAAATATGATCAAATTACACAAGATGAACTTCAAGCTATTATAAATATTCAAAAACAGACCTTAAGTCGTACAGATGTCAACTATGTTCATAGAATTAGAAATAATTTAACAGATTTAATATCTTATAAAATTACAAAAGCGAAACGAATTTATGGTCAGATATATCTCATCACAAGTCCTTCTGGTAAACAATTTATCGAAGCTACAGATATCATGTTTCAAGGTAATCATGCCATATTTCATAATATTAAAAGAAATTCAAAATTAATGATTAAAGAACTAGAAGAGTATGGTGAAGATAATTTAACAATCGAAAAGTTACTCACATGTAAGAAAGATTATTTGGATCATTATCAAGAAATATATATCAAAGAATATAACACTCTCTATCCAAATGGTCTAAATTATCCTAAAATACATTCGGAAGATACAAAAAAGAAAATTTCAAATACTCTAATTGAAAATACTATCAGATATGGTCACAATGGCCAACAATTACCAAAATATATCAAATATATTGATTGGGTAGATCGAAAAGGATATGCCATTATCTCGCATCCCAAATGTAAAAAAAAAGATTTTACCAAAAAATCTAAAACTATGGACGAACTATATCAAGAAGCTTTAAACCATTTAGAAAAATTAAATATTGCATAAAAAGGTTATAATTATATAACCTTAACTTGTCATAATTAAAAATTTTTTATATGACTTTAGTAAATGCGAGTGATTTAAGCTACATTTTATAAAAAATTGATTAAAATATATTATTTTTCTAACAAAAATGGAAAAGCTCAAAGACTTTGGTGAGATCTATATTATATTTAGTCCATCTGGACAAATTTACGTAGGTCAATGTAAGTTATATTTATCGTCAGGTACTAAAAACGGAACTTCAAATAGGTGGAATGGTCATATAAATGATTCTAAACGTCGTAATGGTGGTACTTGCAGATTATTAAATAACGAATTAAGACAATTTGAATATAAAAATTTTAAAGTAATTACCATGATAAGTTGTCGTATTAAATATTTAAATCATTACTCATCCATAAATATATTAAATTTTTTTAACGAGATCCAATTGGTTTAAATACAAGACCAGGTGGTAACTTATCAACATTATCTGAAGAAACTAAAAAATTAATGTCAGAAGTTAGATTAGCTAATCCACCTTTCAAAGGCAAGCACCATACAGAAGAAGTTAAAAAACAAATTTCAAACTCTCTAATTGAAAGAAATATCAGAATTGGCCATGATGGCCAAGAATTACCAAAATATATCAAGTATGTTAACTGGGAAGATCGCAAAGGATATGCAATTATATCCCACCCAGATTGTAAAAAGAAAGATTTTACAAAAAAATCAAAAACCATGGATGAACTATATCAAGAAGCCCTTGATCATCTCGAAAAATTAAATATTAAAAGTTCAGAATCTTTATGATTATTCTTGATTGACATGTTTGTACATCAAATCGAGAGTTTTTTGAAAATTTACAAACCATAAGAAGGCAATTTGACGTTTGGACTTAACAAACTCAATAGCCATTGTTGGTGTCATGTTATGATATTTGATAAAATAACACGCAACTACAGCTGGACTTCTTTGGGCACCCGCTTGACAATGAACCAGTACTCTTTTCCTATTTTTCAACATTTCATGAATATCTTGTAATACTAACGAATCACGAAGGATTTGAAATAATGGAAAACTATCAGACAGATCATCAATAACGCTTATTCTAACACCATTTTTGCAGTTCTCTGCAAAAGGCGTGAACGGGGTACAATTGACAACTAGGTCAAAATTACCCCCAATTGTTTGAGAGTTCTTCTCATTGCCAATATACAAACCCGAAACAATCTCAGATAGCTCGTTTATCATTTTATAATGTAATATAAAAAATATTTATCAAATATATCTCATAATTTTTAAGAAAAATTGATTAAAGTATGTTATATATTTACAAAATGAAAAAGAAACTCGATTATGGTGAGATCTATATAATATTTAGTCCATCTGGAAAAATCTCTTCTATAAAATTTTTTCATATATGTTAATAGACTCGCACATTATAATTAGACGAGCTCATGTTAAATTAGCTAACTCGTGTAATATATTAACATTATCTGACAAAACTCTTTGATTGAAAGAAATATAAGAATTGGACACGATGGTCAAGAATTACCAAAATATATTTCATATTTAAAAAGTTCTATATGTGAACATCCTCAATGCAAATTAAAATATTTTACAAGAGTTAAAGACATTAACGAACTATATCAAGAAGCACTTGATCATTTAGAAACACTTAAAATATAATCTAAAATAAATATGTGGATTGAAAGAATCATCTATACTAAATGGATACCAGATTTTATAGCAGGAAGAATTTTTATTTATAAGAAAAATGATATCTTTAATATTATCGTCAATGATCTAAATGATGATTGTTTTTTAATACAATGTAAATCTAAAAATGATCTTGATTCTTATAAAATAATAGCAGATACAATCCAAAACTATTATGTACATAATGCATATTATGAAGAAATAATTCACTTAGAAGAATATAATCATGACATTACTGATATTAAAACATATGAAGGTGTTTTAACAGATGATATTTTTAAATTTGAAATTCCACCAAATTATATGGATAAAAACTATACATAAATCTCTAAATCATATATCATTAAAAACTACTAATATAAATCCTATATGTAATGATATAATTTCAGCATGCGATAAATTACAAAAACTAGCTTAAATATATATATAAATGTTTAAATATAATATTTTCTCATCACCAAATTATTTAATGTAAGTTCTCAATTAAGTTATAATAAGTGAGTTATAACCAAATAAATGATTATTATAGTAAATTAAGTTATAAAAGTCAATATTTATTACTACTAAGCTTAAAAACGAAGAGTATACAATGCTGCTTCGGGTGTTAAATCTTTAATAAATTCTTTCCAATCTTTTTTTTCTATAAATGTTTGTATTTTTTCATAATATTTATTAGAAATATAATCTTCTTTTGTACATTCAACATTGTCTTCATATAGATTATTAGCATCAAAGCTTTTTGTATATGTTCTTTTTTCAATTAATTTATCCTTATTATAAAATCCAAATATTAAATTATAAGGATCTTCATTTATTGTATAATCTATTTTTATAATTTTTAATGATTTATCGGGAAAATAATTATCATATATTTTTTGAATATTATCTAATTCAAATTTATGTCCTAAATCCTGCATTCTTAAAGTATTTTGATAAATTTTATCATATATTAATCGTTCTAGTAAGCAACGATATATTAATTTATGTTTCTTAGGAGCAAATTTTTCCATTGTAAAATGTTGATTAGATGGTTGTTGTTCTGATCCGCATGAAGCATTCTCTTCTATAAAATTTTTATTAATTTTACTAGAAGAGTCAAAATAAGTTATACCTTTTGCAAAATTTGTAAAATATCTTGTTGCATCTGCTTCTAAATTTATAATTTGTTGTTTATATCTTGTATTTATAAAAATTTTATCATAAATACTTTTCATTGCATTTATAAGTTCTTGATCATATATATTTTTAAAAAATTCTTTATTCTTACTTACTAATGTTGATTTTATTTTTTCAAATTTCATATTATTTTCTTTTACAAATAATCTTAAATCTTGATCAGATATAGATGTATATTTTAATACAGTATAAAATTTATTTAAACTTTCTAAAAATTCTTTAATATTTATATCATTTTTTGTTAAAATTTTATTTCCAACCTTAGCATTTACTGACATATTTCCAAAATTAATCCTTTTAGTCATTACATCATTTAATGCGTCTTTAAGTAAATTCATTTTTATAAATTATAATCAGATATAATGTTAAATGAAACCATTATTGATATGAATAATCCAAGTAATCTAATAAGTGAATCTATAATTCTAATAAATGTAACTGACGAAAACATTAAAAATATCATTATTCCAGATACCGTCACAAAATTAGAAATAAAGGGTAATATAAAACATTATGATGTACCAGAACATATTAATGAATTCTGGTGCTGTGGATCTAAACTCTTATACGCTAGTTTATAAATTACATGTGTGAGTACAAATAATAACCTAACAACTATCGAATTACCTGAAAATATAATCGATGTTATTTTAGATGATAATAAATTAACATCAATTACTGCTAGAAAACCATTAACGAAAATAATCAGTTTATCCATCCAAGATAATAAATTTGAAAAATTTGATTTATTATTGCCTAATTCTATGGGACAATTTTTAATTCAAGGAAATAATAATATAAAAATAAAATATATTAATTTTGTATTTATTTGCGATGAATATGGTAATGTTAGATCTCTTATAGACGGTGATTATAAATATATATTAGCTAATGGTGCACTTATGAGCGAATATGTTAGACATCAAGTTGCACAACGTGCATATACAGGTCAAAAATATATCGATATAGCAAAATTTTATTAAATATCATATAAAAATAAATTTTTAATAATTTAAAATGGTCAAAACATTTATAATAAATATTTATTATGGTACTGATCAAAATCTCTCTTTAAATTTCACTCATTCATAAAATATAGATTGTACTCACTCTATGTAAAATATTAGATATGATTTAATCTTAAATCTTATAAAAACATTTAACTCATCTGGAAGAGATTGGATATTTTCTAATTGAATTTAACTCATCATTAAAACTTTGATCAAGAATATGGTGATAATGAAAAATTGTATCCACACTTATTAAATTGAAATAAGATGCGAGTAATAACTTGATAATAAGTTTCAGCTTAAGCCGGCCAATTAGCATTTAATTCAAAAGTATTTGTTTTTCTTTTTTCAATATTATTTTCATCATATTGAAAACAAAATACTTGATTTACATATGTTTTATTCATTTCATTATATGTTTTTTCGTATACTTCTATAATTTTATCATCATAAATTTTCAAAATTAATGGTAATGTATTATTATCATTCATCTCTATTTCTACAAATATTTCTTTATCTTCTCCAAAACAAGTTTGATAAGCATTTTTTGTATTACCAAGCCAATCAATATGACTAATATTTTGGGCTGAAAAGATTAATTTTGACCATAATTCGTCATATGCTAAACGTTCAATATAACATAGTCTAATTCTATCTTTCTTTAATTTTTTATTATTTCTACTATTTTGAGTTGAATTATTTGCTGCTATACATATTTCATTCTGTTCACCTCTACTTTTACAAGAATAATTTGGTCGATGATATATTGGATTACCTGTATTCGGTATTTGACCATTAAAATATGTTATTCCTTTAAAAAATTCATTAAAAATATTAGTTACTTTTCGCATTTCATTTTCAATCTCTACTTGTCGTAATAAATCTGCATAAATTCGATCTCTTAATCGAATTATATCATTATTCGGTCTCATATGTGGTTCTCTAATTAAATAATCTAATTCAAATTTAATAGCACTTAAAATATCATAATTAGTATCTATTACCAGATTTTTTTCTTTAGATGACCAACTTATAAAACTAGTTCTAATTATATCTTTAAATTGAGTTAATTTTATCATAAGATCTACTTTTGATAATCTTCTACGAGAACAATCAACTAAATCTTTATGAATCTCTCTTAATACATCTGAATTCATATTTTATAATTATTATATTTTAATTTGATTTATTATTGCCTAATTCTATGAAACAATAATATAAAAATAAAATATATTTTATATGATATGGTAACTAATGGTGCACTCATGAGCAAATATGTTAGACATCAAGTTGCACAACGTGCATATACAGGTCAAAAATATATCGATATAGCAAAATTTTATTAAAAATAAATTAAAATATTTACTAATGACTTATTTCTCGTACGTTTATATACGAGAACATAATCACGAGTAAATATTTAACTAAAAATTGATATTTGAAATTAATTTTTCTAACAAAAATGACAATCTATGAACAATATCTCGATCAAATTCACAATCAAATATTACAAGATGATTACAAAATAATTTCAACATTATTTAATTCAAAATTCTTCGCAGTCATAACAAACTGTCCAAAATTCTGTTTAAAAGTCGTCCAGATAATAAATATTATTTTTAATATAATATTAAAAAATCAAACAAACAATTATAGTCTAAAGTTTATCTGTACGTTGTATAAAGTACATATTATTGATCATATTGCCAAGATAGTATGCAATAGTAAATTGAATTTAAACAACATCAGAACATTTATGTCATCTATTGCATTTGCCATAGAATCTAGCAAGAATATTATGTCCGATAATCAAAGAGAAATATTTATCATGAGTATTAGTAAACTACTTTTAGGTAGTTTATGGACGAGACATATGATATTTTGCATTACTAAATTTGATATTTTAAATTTTACAAATACATCAAAATATCCAAAATATATTCTAGCATGGTCAGATGATTCTACTTGTGTAATTATACAAAGTTTAGGATTATTACCAATTCTTTTTAAAGAAATAATATTATATGAACGTTATTTACCAAATGAAGTTAGTGTACCCCATTTCTTAAAAATAATACAGAATATAGTAAAAACTTTATTATCAATTGATAATATATTCGAAGAATTATTAAATGTTGTTAAGTTTTTATGTATTATTTAAATAAAAATTTTAAAATACATGGTAACATAGCTTTTGATAAATTTAAAGATGTTATCAGAAAGCATAATCTGCTTTTAAACAATTCTAATGTATACCATATTTTTAAATATGAACATAAGAACCAAATATACATCAAGATTGATTTAATGCAATATTTGAAATTATCAAAACCCACAAAAGATTACTGCATAACATGTCAAAAACCAGCTACTAAAGTTTGTAATGATTGTAAACTTATTAGATATTACAATTTACAAAACACAAAGAATTTTGTAAATATTATATGAGTAATTCTATTAAAAATTGATACATAATATACATTATCTAGAAAAAATGGCAGCAGATTATGATCAATATGTGCGATATATATTTCAAAGTATCTCAAATCATCCAGTCGAAACAATCGA